GCAAATCATATGTATTTCAGGATTTGTTGGCAGGAACTTACCGAGACTAGCGCTTACCAATTCAATAAGTTTGTGTATCTCGCTGTACTAGGTGATGATAATGTTTGGAGCGTTGATCATGAATGGCTTCCCCTGTTCAATGAGAGGAAGTTGCAAATTTCTATGAAGAAGATTGGTCAGATTTATACTCCCGAGGATAAGAGTAAGACCGAATTCACAGAAGAAATGAGAACACTTGAGGGAGTTACAATCCTCAAGCGTTCCTTTAGGCGACATGAGTTGACAGGGAAGTGGGTGGCACCACTAGACTTGGATACAATTTTAGACCTAGTTAATTGGACGAAGACAGGTCCAAGCTACTTGGGAGACACTGAAAATAACGTGAAGATTGCGTTAGAGGAGCTTACGCTCCATGGAAAAGAAGTGTTTACCAAGTGGAAGAATGTTTTATTGGAAGCGATAGGACAGTGTGAAGGCCTCAACAAGCCTTCCATCACTGACTACAATGAACTTTTCAGAGAAGTTCAAAGTAGAGACAGAGGTGCTAACGTTGAAGTCCGCTTCTTCACTGATTACGACATACTCAGATACAAAATCCCGATCAATCAAACTGAGGATGAACGCCTTGAAGAGGAACGAGCTGGCCTTTCTAGGCTTACTTCCAGGATAGCTCGCTGGCAGCCCCAGTCAAATCCAGGAAAATCGGGAATATCTCATAGGTTAGTGCGCCGTGAGATTTATGAAAGTACTGCAACAAATGCTGTTGGTCTTACCAACGATAGCGCGCTCGAAACTGAGCGTGGTGCTGAGCAAGCTGCTCAAAATAGCGGGATCGTCTCTGACAATGTCGATGCCGAAACGCCAGTGACCAAAATGGTTAAGTATATACCATTGAATTCACAATTACTTGATAGCGCCAGAACTGGTGCTGTCAGTGACATTAAGGCGTTTTTATCTCGTCCTGTGACTATACAGTCTGGGACGTTAAACACTACGGATTCTTACTCCACGTTCAAGTGGCAGTCAGTTATCCCACAAGCCTTGTTGGCTAACAACCTTATCTGGAAGAAAAAGATTGAGGGATTTTTAGCCTTCAAAGGAACGTTGCATCTAACAGTGTCTGTTAATGCAACTCGAATGCAACAAGGATTGTACATGATGAATTGGGTTCCTAGTGGAGGTGGCAATAACTATGATAAATGGTTTAGAATGCATGCCGCTTCTATAGCTCAAGGAACCCAATTGCCACATGTTGAAATTGATGTCAGTTGTGACACTGAGG